CCCATACTACAAAAATACAATAAAGGTGGTTTAAGAAATGCCGGAAAACACAACAGAAGAAAGACCGCCGCAGCTGGACAATGTGCGAGATAACGCCACACAGGAAGACTTCAAAATGAAAAATAAAGTGTGGGAAATGCTGGAATATGCAGGACCACAGCTTGAAGAATTTCCCAGAGCAAAAAGAGGGCTTGCACAGAAGATAGACGGAACCATGCTGGATATTTTGGAATTGGTCATAATGCTTGAAAACAAGCACTATAAGAAAACGACACTTGGAGAACTGGACACGAAAGTTGATGTGCTGCGGCATTTGATAAGACTTGCGGCGAGTACAAAATACACACGTAGCGGCAAACCGTGTCTGCCAATGAAGAAATATGAAATGATGGCAAGATATATCAATGAAATAGGCTGCATGGTGGGCGGCTATTATAAATCACTGAACGGCAGCACTTCCGGGAATGGGAGTGCTGCAAAATAAGACTGGTAAAAGGCAGGGTAACACCTGCTTTTTATATTATGGGAATAAGCCGTTAATAGAGGACTTGCCGTGCCTATCCGGGGTTCGAGTTTCAACAACACTTCCAACGGTGGTGCTGGTGCGCTGAACTTGAACAACGCCCGTTCTAACGTCAACAACAATGTGTCCTTGCGTTCCGCTTCACCCCATTTCTGCCAGCAGTCGTGCCCACAAGTGGACACGTCCAGTGCGTCTGGGTTAAAGGGGTTTATTTCCATTCCAAAGGCTGCCAGCCGGGAGCCGTAGGAAAAAGATTGAATAGCCGTAAAGATAGTTAGTAAGCCGCAGGGCTGAAAGTCAGAGCCGGGAAGACTGGCGCTGAATGTATATATCACGTTTGAGTTGCGGAAGAACCGCAATTTGATTTGTACGGCAGATTTTAACAACAGGAGGGAAAAGAAATTGCACAAAATCAAAAACATTTTCCCTATGATTTACGACTTTGAAAATCTTTTCAATGCGTACAAAGCCGGGATAAAGTGCAAACGGTACAGACCAGATGTAATGGCGTACACGGATAAGTTAGAAGAAAATCTGATTGAATTACAGAATGAATTTATCTGGCAGACATACACCGTGGGACGCTACAACATATTTTATGTTTATGAGCCGAAAAAGCGCATGATTATGTCACTAACATTCAAAGACCGTGTGGCGCAGCACGCTATATATAGCCAGCTGAACCCATATTTTGAAAAGCAGTTCATTTCTGACAGCTACGCTTGCAGAGTAGGCAAGGGAACACACAAGGCAGTCAACCGCCTGCATGATTGGTTGAAACAGACTGACCGGAAACCGCAGCGTTTCTATTATTTGAAACTGGATATTGCAAAGTATTTTTACAGAATAGACCATGAAGTATTGATGGACATTTTGCGGAAGAAGATTGCTGATGAAGATTTGTTGCACGTCTTGTCAGTAATAATAAACTGCGAAGACACAAACTTTGGTCTGCCGCTGGGTGCCGACATTGGCGACGTGGCGTTTGATGAATTGCTGGGAGAAGTTGGGCTGCCTATTGGCAATCTGACTTCACAAATGTTTGCAAATTTGTACTTAAACGAACTTGACCAGTTCTGCAAACACAAACTGCACCTGCATTATTACATACGCTATATGGACGACATTATTATTTTACACCCAGACAAAAAGTATCTGGAAAAGATAAAGAATAAGATTGCGGACTTTCTGGGAAGCAAGCTACATTTGCAGCTTAACAAGAAAACCTGCATAAGACCAACAAGCATGGGTATTGAGTTTGTGGGCTTCCGCATTTGGTCAACGCACGTAAAATTGCGCAAGAAGACGGCAAAGAAGCTGAAACGTAGATTGAAATATATGTTTGCAGCATATCACGCCGGAGAGATTGACAAAGATACACTGGATAGGTCCGTTGCTTCATACCGGGGCATATTGCAGCATTTTAACAGTTACGGTATGCGCCAGAGCCTAAACGAACTTTACTTGCAGGAAATGGGCAAGCCATATCCAGAACCGCAAGAGAAGCCAGCCAGCAAATATGGCTTGTTCTGCGGATATTACGGCAGCACTGATGATTATATCAAGCAGCCAGAAGAAAAGGAGGTGACGGACAGTGGAAGCAATACAGACGCTTAACCCAGCGGACGTCTGGGAAGTGGCACAGAAAGTCATAGTGTGGCTTGCGGGAATTGGGATTGTTATTGACCTAACGCCGGGAATTAAAGTACAGCCCGTGCGCTGGTTGATTAAACAGCTGGGAAATCTTATGAACCACGACATGAAAGAACAACTGGACCAGCTGCAAAAAGACTTTACAGACCACAAGGTTGACAGCTGGCGTATGGAAATTCTGGAATTTCAGAGCAGTTGCATAAATCACAGACGCCATACAAAAGAAGAGTTCGACCATATCATTGACATACTGGCAAAGTACGACAAGTACATAAAAGACCGCAAGTTGACAAACGGGCAAGTTGATGTTGCGCATGAATACATAACGGAAATATACAAAGAATGTATGCGCACAAATGATTTTGCTTTGTCAAAGCCGGAAGAAGAACAATAGGAGGTACAAAACAGCAATATGAAAAGTTTAATATTTTTTATCATTGGATTTGCACTGGCATTAGCAGTGCTTTTTTTATGGAATTTGCAGTATTTCAGACAGCGCAGAAAGAAGAGAAAAGAAGAGTTGCAGGAACACCCGGAGCGAAAGACCAGCGCAACGAAAATCATTATCTTTTCAATTCTGGTGACTTATTACATAGCATTTGCCGTGGGCGTGTGGGTAGTGGTCACAAAGGATTTTTACCAGTTATCAGTCCTGTTGACGTTCGTTGGCGGGGTAACTGCTGCCGCAGTAGCGTTCTACTGCTGGAAAGCAAAGGCAGAAAACCTGCTGAAAATCAAAGCTGCATACCCGGAGTTGTCCGGCACGCTGTCTGACTTTTCAAGCATGACGCAGTAGCGCCGGGGAGGTATAAGACATGGGACTAATAGGAAAAACAACGTCAGAAAAGATTTGGAATTTTTTGAAATCAAAAGGGCTGTCCAGTTGTGGGGCAGCCGGATTGATGGGGAACTTATATGCAGAAAGCGGGCTGAACCCGCAGAACTTGCAGAACAGCTATGAAAAGAAGCTGGGACATACTGACGCAAGCTACACAGCAGCCGTGGACAACGGCAGCTATGGAAACTTTGCAAGGGACGGCGCAGGCTATGGGCTGGCGCAGTGGACATACCACACCAGAAAAGCCGCTTTGCTGGAATATGCAAAAGCCGCCGGGAAGTCTATTGGCGACCTTGAAACACAGCTGGGGTTCCTTATGAAAGAATTGACAGAGGGCTACAAAGCCACACTGTCAGTATTAAAGAGCGCACAGACCGTCATTGTTGCTTCAAATGCAGTGCTGACACAGTTTGAGCGCCCGGCAGACCAGAGCGACACGGTGAAGACAAAGCGTGCAGGATATGGGCAGAAATACTATAACCAGTACGCAGCCGGAGCCGTTAGCAATAAAAAGAATGGAGGTACAAGCAATATGAACGTATCAGAAGCAAGAAAGAACTTTGCTGCGAAAGCAGCAGCACACATGGGAGCCAGAGAGGGCACAGCGGCGCATAAAGCAATCATTGACCGTTACAATGAACACAAGCCACTTGCGCAGGGGTACAAAGTGACCTATACGGACGCATGGTGCGCAACCTTTGCCAGTGAAATTGCCATTGAAGCAGGCTACACGGATATTATTCCTACTGAATGTAGCTGCAACCGCCAGATTAAGTTGTGGCAGCAGATGGGGCGCTGGTGTGAGAATGACGCAAAGGTGCCGGAACCGGGCGACTATATCTATTATGACTGGGACGACAACGGCGTTGGTGACTGCACAGGCAGCGCAGAACATGTGGGCATTGTAGAAAGCTGCAACGGTAACACTATCACAGTTATTGAGGGCAACAAGTCCAATGCCGTTGGAAGAAGAACACTGGAAGTCAACGGGCGTTATATCAGAGGTTATGGCGTGCCGGACTTCTCAAAGAAAGCAACCAGCGAACCTGCAAAGCCTGCGGCACCTGCAAAGCCTGCACAGGGAACAGCCGGGGAACAGGTATACACCGTGCAGAGAGGTGACACACTTTCTGGCATTGCTGCAAAGTATGGCACCACATACCAGAAGTTAGCAAGCTACAACGGAATTGCAAACCCTAACGTCATTAGTGTTGGGCAGAAAATCAAAATTCCGGGAAGCGGCGTGCGTACATACACCGTGAAGAGTGGCGACAGCCTTTGGGCAATCGCAGCAAAGCAGCTGGGCGACGGTTCCAGATACAATGAAATTAAGACCATGAACGGTCTTACAAGTAACACCATTTACGCTGGGCAGACATTGAAGCTGCCTGCATAATCAACAGGAGGAAAAAAACAATGGATAATGTAATTTATGCAGCCGTATATTTTGCCGTAACACTGGGGGCGTTCTTGATTGGAAAGTACGTTTGCCCAAACATTCCAAAGACCGTCACAGACAAGCTGGGTGAACTGTCAGAGTGGGCAGCAAAGTTTGTGGAATGGGCAAAAGAGTTCAAAAAGGACAAGACCGGGGAAGAGAAGATGGCGGCAGTTGTGGAGCAGTTGAAGAAGATTGCTGATGAAGCCGGGCTGAATGTCACAGAAGACCAGCTGAAAGCCATTGCACAGACGGCATACAATGCCATGAAAGCCGGAGAGAAAGAAAGCAACACCGCAGAACCGCTGGAAGCACTAACAGCCACACCAGCTGCAACGGTAGTGATTAACACCACGGCGCCAGTGACGACAACAGAGAAAGTGGCTATTGCCACAGACAATGTGCCGGAGGGCGCCACGGAAACCAACGCAGACGGCACAGTGAACCTTTACGACGCAGCCGGGAACATTACCGGGAGCGTGACAAAGGAAGAAGCAGAGAAGATGGCGGCAGAAGTCACGAAGATTGTTGACGAAGAGGGAAACACGCTGAAAGACCTTAAATAATGCCGCTGACGCTTTGCAGAATAAGCCAGAATGAGAAGAAAAGACCGTAAGTGGAGAAATACACCACTTGCGGTCTTTTTGCGTTTACGGGGCAAATACGGCGTTATATCGGTTTATATGTGTAATCAATGCCATTTTCAACAGCTTTGATACTGTCTATCTGGTCTTTATAGCAGCCACGGGCGGCAATCACACGGGCTTTTTTGATGGCTGCATTTTCGCTTCCTGCATTAACATTCAGCCAATCAATGCGCACGCCGTCATTGTTCACAATGGAGATTTGAAAAGACTTGTGAGGTATGCGCTTCACAGAGCCTTTGCCGTTGCACTGGTAGCAAGGACCAGTCATACCGGATTTGTAAATATACTTGCCAGTGCCGTTGCACTTGCTGCAAATAACAATATCTGTTTTCATAATTATTCACCATTCTTTCCGGCTGGCTGCTATGCAATAGCAACCAGTCTTTCTGCACCCATTTTTCTTTCACGGACAACGCCATCTTGATTGCTTTTCAGAAGACAAGTGATTGTCTTTCCGGTCTTGCTTGGGATAAGGTCAACCACGGTGCTTGTATAGCCATAGTTCCACATGATAACGTCCCCGGTCTTTAATTCCTTTACTGCCTTTGCTTCCTGCTTGTTATATATTCCTTGAAGTTTTACTGTCATTGCTTTGCCCTCCGTGTTCTGTGTTTCTTTAACTGTCTTTATTATATACTTACGGAAGTATAAAGGCAATAGACACAATGCACAAACTTACGGAAGTATAATTGTATAATATGTATACTTCCGTAAGATAAAAGCATTTTACATGGTGCCGATAAAATCAGAACTGGTCAACGCCCAGAACTGCGCAGCGTGGATAGTTGGGAATTTTGGAATTTCCCATGTGATATTATCGTACACAATTTTGTATATGCCATTCTGGTTGACTGTCAGATAATATTTATCGGTATCAGTTTTACGGTCTGCCGGGTGCGTGTCCTGCACCATGAATGAAAGCCCGTTCTTTCTAAAGCGTCTGTTATAAGATTTTGCCATATTATTTCACCTTTTCTTTCTGGGCGGCAGCAGCGCCGCCCGTGCAGTTATTAGTCAAGGCAACATTCCATTGAAATTGGATATTGCACTTTTAATTTTTCAAAAGCCGCCTTTGTGACCCGGTAGCTGCGCCAGTTTTCAATTTTCTTCTGGCAACCATCAATCCAGTGGGCTTCAATTTCTGTAATGCCCCTGCCTTTTAATTCAAGCGGGGTATCAACAAAATAATGTTTGCCATAATATGAAAGGCTGGCTTCCATCTTAACTTCTGGCTTGCGCTGTCCCATTTCTGGGGTGTAGCAGTGCAGCCCGTTTATTCTATCTTCCATGTAAATGATTTTTCCCATATCGTTTAACCTCCGTGTGTTTGATTTCCTTAACTGTCTTTATTATATACTTACGGAAGTATAAAAGCAATCGGCAAAATATACAAATATACTTCCGTAAGATTGTATAAAATGTATACTTCCGTAAGAAAACAAAGTGTGATATACTGATTAAAAACCACAGGAGGTGCAGAAAATGCCAGATACAACAGAAAAGAAGACCATACCGAGAGGACCAGCAGCCACGGCAGCAAAGAACAAATACCGTGACAATAATTATGACCGCATGGAACTTGCGGTGCCGAAAGGAATGAAAGCCCGCATAAAAGAGATTGCAAAGCAGCAGGGCTATTCCTCACAGAATAACTATGTTGTGGAAGCAGTAAAAGAGAAGTACCAGCGGGACACCGGGGAGGAATTGACGTGGCAGAAAGAATGATTATAGAGCCAGTGGAGAGGATAGAAGAAAATTATCTGGAAACCAGAAACAAGGTGATTGAAAATTGCTGGCACATGATAGTTGGGAACGACACGCCAAAGCAGGAAGACGGCTGGCTTGAAGTAATGAACGATAGACAGACGAAAAACGGGATTGCTAATATATACAACTTTATATATAAAGGGGAAAAAGCACTGACACTGGAAGAAGTACAAGGGTACGGGGCAAACAGGTATTTTATCAGTAGCAAGGAATATACGCTGGCAGATTATATGAGAGCAGTGCAAAATAATTCTGAAAAACTGTGAAAAAACTATTGACTTTATACTTCCGTAAGTATATAATAAAGATAGTTAAAGAAGCAACAATACTTTAACGAATACGGCAAGAGAAAGGAGAAAACATGGCAGACAATATGACAGATAAACAGTTTGAAAAAATCTTGAAAATGGTTGAAATGATTTTGGACGGCTGCAAAGACCTTGACGAAGCGAAAGCAAAGGTAAAGGAACTTACAGAAGACCAGAAAAAAGAAAAGTCGGCAGAATAGCCGACAGGGTACAAACAGAGGGGCGGCGGGCTTGCCACCAAAGCCCCAAACTGTTTATATAGATATAATAGCAAGAAAATGTGGCAAGGTCAATATAATTCAATACGGAGGTAGTACAAATGGTGTAGACAATGAAAGAGTACCAGAAAGAATATTTTGAAAAAGAGGGGTACACCATAATTGACAATATGGAAAATGCAATCAGCGCATTTTGTGAGAGATACCCACAACACACAAATGTTGCGGAAGAAAGCATATTGAATGACACAAATTGTGATTGGGTGGTGTTGAATGATGGAAGCGTGGCAGTTCTTCCGGGCGTATTAGAAAAGCCAGTGTGCGAAGTGTCGGAATATTACGGCGACAATGTGTTTATGCTTGTTTCAAGAGTGAATAAGGCATTACAAAGAGCAGGACAACAGGAAAAAGCGGAAGCGTGGAACAGAGAATATAAAGAGCAGCAGGACTATGAAGCGGTTTGGGAATTAGCCAGAAAGTATGTTACAATCATATAAAGTCAATACGGAGGAAAAGCAGATGAAAGAAAGCAAACCTGCGATATGGAACCCAGACAAAGCAATAGAGGGTGTATTTTGTCCGACGTGCGGGAACTGGATTGATGACTACACGGGACAGCCGGAAAACTGCCCGAAGTGCGGGCAAAAACTGTCCGGGTGGATAGATGGGAGAAAACACCCACCAGAACTGCAGGCAGCAGCCTTGCTGGGGTTTTCTATTTTGTACTAACTTAACACAGCCGACGGGTGCGCTGGATTCTAAGAACGCAAGAAGTCTTATGGAGAAGCTGTCCGGCCTGAATCGTGACGAACAAGCTACGATCCTGATGGTAACCCATGATTCCAATGCCGCCAGCTTTTGCAAGCGCATTCTGTTCATCCAGGACGGCGTGATCTTTCATGAGCTTCGGCGTGGAGACGAAAGCCAGCAGGAGTTCTACGGGCGCATCCTGAAGGTGATGGCGCAACTGGGAGGGGGCAGCGCAAATGTTCTCTAATCTCATTCTTCGGAACAGCCACCGCAGCCGAAAGGAAAACGGTCTGTTTTTCAGCTCCCTGGTGATTTCTATTGTTGCCTTTTACATGATTCTTTCCATCTCCACTCAAGATGTGATGCTCTTTTTGCAGAAAATGGAGAGTGACGCAGTTGACAAACTCCTGCTTCTGATTCCTGCGTTTTATGGGATGACCCTCGGTATTCTGTTCTTTTTGATCTATTTTGCCTGCAAGTATCAGTTCGAGCGCAGACGGCATGAGTTTGGTGTTTATCTAATGTTGGGGATGCGTAGAAGTAAACTGTTTGGTATGCTTCTGGCGGAAGATTTCCTGACCAGTATTCTTGCCATGCTCATAGGCTTACCTGTGGCTGTGGTGCTTTCAGAAATTGTCAGTCTTGTCACCGCCAAGCTGGTAGGCATGGGGATCATCGGTCATCAGTTTTCTTTATCCTGGTCTGCAATTGAATGGACGCTGGCAGGATTTCTGGCAATTAAGCTGACGGCACTTCTGATTTTGAGTGGACGAATCAGCCGCCAGGAGATCGGTACTTTGCTATCCCAGCCAACGAACCGCACCAAAAAGCAAATGCCATCTGTTATCTATGGACTGGCTGCTATATGCGGAAGTGTGATGTTGGCAGTGGCTTACTACATGGCGATTCAGGGAATTGCATGGACAAAGGTAAGTATGATGGGACTGACTTTGCTGTTGGGCATAGTTGGTACGATGCTGCTTTTCTATGGGATGCGTGCGCTGATTGCTTTGATTGTTAAGAAAGGAAAAGGAAATAAGCAGCTTCATGTATTTACCTTCCGGCAGATTCAGGAGAATGTTATTCATCAGTCAACCTCCATGGCCATCAGCTCCCTGCTGATTCTGGCGGCGCTGTGTTGTTTTGGTGCGGGCGTAGGAATTGCAGGAACGAATAGCCTGTCTTCTGGCCATGTAATCGACTATACTTTTGAAGATCATACTGCAGAAGATTCATCGCAGGTTCTTCCGAATATAAAGGCAGCCCTGAAAGAAAACGGTTTGGAAAATCAATTTTCAGAGCTTTTTGAAATGAGGGTTGGGCGTATTCGCACCACAGAAGATTATGATAATGCCTACAGCATGGACGCTGTTATGGACTCTCTTCGGAGCCTGCCCCAGTCGGAAGACCGGGATGTCCTTCTGAACAATCTTGGTTATGCCACATACCCATATTTGATTTGTTTATCGGACTATAATCGTTTGTTGGAATTGTCCGGCAAACCGGCTCTCCAATTAGGCGAAAAGGAGGCCGCTGTCTATATTGATACAGAGTTTACTACAGTAAGTCGTACCGCAATGCTGAACCAAGTATTGGCCGGACAGCCCAAGGTGGAACTGGATGGTAGTCCGATTCATCTTACAGGAGAGGTTCAGTCTGTGAATTTGGTCACGGACCGTTCTATAACCTTGTCCTTTGCATTGATTCTTCCGGATGAAGCATTCCTATATTATAGCCAGGGAATGTATGATACCTATGTCAATGCGGTGCTCAGTGAGCAGGCTCTGGATGGAAATAGCCTTATGACTGCATATTTGGATTTGAACGAGAAGCTGGACGAAACTGGCATTGAATATGAAAGCTATCTTCAGAATATAGGTCGTCAGCTTTTCTACACCATAGCATCCAGTTATATTACCCTCTATCTTGCGATTGTTTTCCTGGTAGTTGCCAACACCATCGTGGGTGTTCAGTTCCTGATGAGTCAGCAGAAAACCGGGCGCAGATACCAGACCCTGATCCGCCTGGGAGCTACTTACGAAACCCTTTGCCAGTCTGCTGGAAAGCAAATTACCTGGTTTATGGGACTTCCTGTATTGGTTGCGGCTGTCAGCAGTCTGTTTGGAGTCAGGGCGTTATTTACAGGGATACTCTCGTCCCGAACCCGTGGGACAGTGTCTGAAATGCTGCTTGTATCTGCTGCTATGATTTTACTACTTTGCGTGATAGAATATATTTATATGAGAGTGGTCAAGCGCTCCAGTGATCGGTATTTGCTGACACTGATGCAGCCGCAGAGAGAAGAATAATTTGGAAGGAGGTGCTGTCATGAAAAGAATTGCTGTTGTGGAAGATGAAGTCTATATGCGGGAAGAACTCTGCGATATGCTCCAAAAGGACGGCTATCTTGTGGAGGCAATTACCGAGTTTGAAGATGCCGCTCGGCTCTTGGCAGCCCTCCGCCCTGACCTTGTGATCTTAGACCTGAACTTGCCGGAGATCAGTGGCTTTCAAATCTGCCAGGAGCTAAAGAATAAAACTGCTATCCCCGTCCTGGTGCTGACTTCCAGAGATCAGGTAAAGGATGAACTGCAAGCGTTCCAGTTGGGTGCCGATGAATATTTGACGAAGCCGTGCAGAAAAGATCGACTTCTTGCCAGGGTATCCAATATTCTCAAAAGGTATGAAGGCCGTACCAATCTCATAGAGGGACCAGATTTCCTGTTAGACCAGCAGACCTACACGCTTTATATTCATAATACCTCTGTGGTGCTTCCAAAAAATCAGGGAAAACTGTTGGTCGCTCTTTTGTCCGGCGGCGATGCTCTGGTCACGACGGAGCAGCTTTGCATGGCACTATGGGGAACCACGGAATACATAGATGAAAATGCCTTGCAGGTTAACCTAACCCGGCTGAAAAAAACGATGTCCGCCCTTGAAATGAAGCAGCGAATCGTTGCAGTTCGAGGAATGGGCTACCGTTTGGAAGCGGAGGTGTCTCTATGAAGCAGCTTTGGCACATGATAGAACGGTACTACCCCTGGCTTCTGTTGCTGCTGGGCGTGGATTGCTTTTGCGCTGTCATTCTTTGGATTTCTGACATTCAGGTATTTCAAACCTTGATCGGGTTAGTAGTTCTGACGAGCATCCTTTTGTTTTCAGCGATTCTGTTTGTACTAAACAAGAGGGAGAACACCCACATGGAACTGTTCCGAGATTTCCTCAGTGATCCTACCATCTGCAATGAAGAACGGCTGCTCAGTGCCATTAGTCAGAAAGAAGGAGAATCTGTCCGATTTTTGGCTTCGGTTTTACGGGAATACAAAAACGAGAGTAACAATATGGCGGATGCCCTACGGGACTATGAAGAATACGTGGAGGGCTGGGCACATGAAGCGAAAACGCCCCTATCGTTGCTGACCA